CCCCAATCCACATAGAAAGCTCTTTAACACACTTCGCCTACAAATAATCTTCACAAACGCAAGCACGAATTTCTCCGTACAGACACTCAATTATTTATACTTTTTGGCTAGATCCTTATTTCAGAGGAGGACCTTCGCAACCTATACATAAAACCTCAAAATAGCATAGGCGGGGTTTAATACGCTAAACCAAGCGTGGAGTTTAATGTCATCCGGGACAGGGTTCAATCAAAGCTGCGACCACATCATGGTAGGAATGGATACAAAGTATCCAAAATTACCATCATCTTTCGCTGCTCTCGTTAGATTTACTTTAGGATATGTACCATTAATTATGGTAGAATCCCAAGAGAATGTTACTCCCCATTGAGTACTCGTAACATTGGGTAATGCACGCGCGGGTGTCGTGGGAGAGACCATGGAATCAACTGCGTTTCTGTTTACAAATTGGTGATATTGTGGAACAGACACTTCAATAAAAGGCTCATTACTAATAGTGGCCATATGATACTGAGTATGATACCCAATACTATTCGTGTCAGAAGTTGACGCATCTAAAGCTGCAATATCATAATTCGTAAATGTTGGTATTGAAGCAGTAGAGTCCAAATAGTTCATTTCGGCCATCACAGTAGGACCTATATCGTAGGTACCCATATAATTTGTCTTCATTTTTAAATTCGCTCCACCTCTAGAATAGAGAAACATTGAGCTCATTAAGCCATAAAGATCGATCATAGGATAGTCTAAAATAGATATAGCTCCCAAAGAATTATTGAAAGGCTGCCACGCAAAAGGAAGCACATTAATCTTGTTTTCACCAAGATTAGGGCTCTGCGTGATACCTGGGGCAATATTTCCATGACGCTTTATCAAAGATCTGAAAGAGATAATTTTCTCTCCAATACATGCTTCTGCAAACATCGTGTTAGGTGGTTCAACATGTGAGTTACCAATGTTCACCACTTCAGATTGATTCGGTGGTGGACCTGATTGAGTAATGGTCCTTGACTGTGGAACACAATAATATGCGGGTGTTAACTTCATATTAGGTATAGGCACCGCAAATTCAATATCGGGTCCACAGCTCATTTCTACAAGTATTTTTATAGATTGAGAAACTGTACTAGGGGCAATTAGAGGGTCTACCACATAGACAAAGATACCACCGACTTTCCAGTCTTTAAGGGTGCCAGTGTTCTTATATGGTGAAGTTGCTGTATACGGTACTGTAATAGTAAAAGTATCACAAGTTCTAATATCAATAATTTCCCTGTGCAAATAATCAGATGTAGCATAAGTAGCTCCAGTAGTACTAGTTCTTCCTTCCTCAGGAGAAAAACAAATTGCTAGTCTTCCAGAATGAAATTCTGTTTTAACTACCTTGAAAGTATATTGCATACTCCCTCTCCACATTCTAAATTGAGATGCAACAAATTGACATGGCACTAAATCTTTAACAGATCTACCATTGTCTATTCGTGTTGTTTGCAATGCTGACGGACTCACTTCTAATACAGAAAGAGTTGTACCCGCTGGCATTGTAGTGTACGTTTCCCAGTTTATTGTGGATACATAGCCTGGTCTCATTGCCATAGCCGTAATTGACATCTCATCTATATCGGTACCAGCAAAACCTGGTAACACAGAAACTGCATTATCTGTCTGAGCTGATAAAGGCATAGAATTATCAATAGCATCAACATTAGTTGCATAAGCCACAGTATTTCTGTTATATCTTTTGACTACTCCTAAATTAATAGGCTTAGACCAACCGAAAACAGAAGCTACTCCACTAAGCAAATTGGTGCTCCATGACAATGACGTAGCATAAGGGGTAAGGAAAGGAACTACTGATAGCATATCAGAG